GCGAGAGCAAGGGGGAGGTCCAGCCCTGCATCGAGGTGAAGGCCTGGCTGCGAAAGGTCTGCCAGATCGTGCTGGGCAGCGGCCAGCCCCTCGAATGGACTACCTCGATGGGGTTCCCCATGCGCCTGGCCGATCGGGAGCCCAAGGTCTCCAGGGTGACGAGCATGTTGTTCGGAACCAAAATCCACCTGAACATCGCCGACCAGCCGCTTGACGCCCCGCTGAGCGCAACCATGGCCAACAAGGGGATCGGGGCCAACTTCGTCCACGGGATTGACGCCGCCTTCCTCACCCAGGTTGCTTACGGGGCCGAAGCCATTGGGCTGCCGCTGCTGACTAATCACGACTGCTTCGGGGCCATGCCAGCCGACGCTGGGACACTTCACGGACTGCTGCACGACACGCTGCGGGGCTTCTATTCCGTCGACTGGCTCGCTGTGACAAGGGCTGAGATCGAGTCCAGGACAGGGCTCAGGCTGCCAGCCCCGCCGATGGTGGGGACGCTGTGCCCTGGGGAGATCGGGCAAAACCCATACTGCTTCTCATGAGACTTCCTAGCCAGACCTTTACGAGGTCGTAGGACAGCGATACCTTGCAGGGGTCCCACGACCCAGACCGACGCCCATGGCGAAGGATTTGATTAAGACCCCCCTGGCTGAGATTCGCTGGTGCAAGCTCCTCGAAGCTCGCAAGCAATTCGACGAGACCAAGCCCCCGGCCTACAGCTGCGAGCTGCTGCTGGACAACGACAACCCAGAGCATCGGGAATGGCTGATCGAGATGGAGGACCAGTACGCCGAGATCCACGGCAACACCAAAAAGAGTGTTCATGCCTTCCCCTGGGCCCCCGACAAGGAGAAGCCCAAGGAGCGCACGGTGGTGCGTTTCAAGCTGCCCGAGTTCACCCGCAAAGACGGCACCAAGAGCGAAGGCCCGACCCTGATGGATTCCAGGAAGACCCCCTGGGACCGCAGCGTTGAGATCGGCAACGGCTCCAAGGTGATCGTGGCGTTCGACATCTACGGCTGGCAGACGCCAACCGGCAATGGAATGACCTTCCAGCCCCGGGCCGCAATGGTCGTCGATCTGGTGGAAGCACCCAACCGCGACGCCACCACAGCTTTTGACGTGGTGGAAGGCGGCTTCGCTCAGGCCTGCCCCTTCTGATGCGGACAGCAGACCTGGTGCTGCCCTTCCGGCCCATGTCCAAACCCAGGCCCCGCTCAACGATGAGCCGGGCCAGGCCCTACATGGACACGGCCTACGTCGAGTGGAAGAAAGGGGTTCGGGCAGTGATGGGCGAATGGTGGGCCCACCCCCCGCTCACCAAGATCAACTGCCTGATCTTCAGCTTCAAGGGCCCTGCCCGCGGCGACCTGGACAACCGGGTTGGCGCTGTTCTCGATGCCGGCAACGGCCTGGTCTGGAAGGACGACTCCGTCGTAGTCATCCCAGCGATCGCTGCCAGGTGGTCTAAGGCCTCGATCAAAGAAGCCCGCATTTACATCAAAATCATCTGGGAGGAATCATGAAGTGCCCGCACTGCGGATCGTCAGAGACGCGAGTGTTTGACACCAAGATGCGCAACGGCATCAACTGGCGCTGGCGATTCTGCAAAAGCTGCAACCAGTCCTTCACGTCACAGGAGAAGTACGTCCTCTTCTCTGGCGGCAAGCAGGGAATGGTCGAGAAGCCCCACCCATTCGCGGAGGCAGATGAGTGACGAAGGATTCCTCGGCCATTGTGCTTGTCCTGCTTGTGGCAGCTCTGACGGTCTGGCGCTCTATGGCGCTCCAAGGCCGCACAGCTACTGCTTCGTTTGTCAGACCTACACCAAGGACCCATCCGTTGAGAAGCCTTCCCCCAGGGAGCGCGTTCGACCAATGAGGGACCTCGATCTAACCCCCTGGCAGGCCCCTTACCGGGGCATTGATGCCAGGACGCTTGAGCAGTACGGCGTCGGCCAAGTCGATGGGGCGGTGGTCTTTAGCTACCGGGACAAGGGCGGCCAGGTGGTGGCTCGTAAGACCCGCACCGACGAGAAGAAGATCAGCTGGGTTGGCGATGCCAAGGCCGTCACAGGCTTCGGCGCCCACCTGGCCAACCCGGCCCATCACAGCGCTGTTGCCATCTGCGAGGGGGAGCTCGACGCCCCTTCGATCACCCAGGGCACCAGCGGCAAGGTCATCGGGATCTCAGTTCCCAATGGGGCCCAGTCTGCCGGCAAGTTCATCAAGGACCAGCTGGATTTCTACCTGCAGTTCCAAACCATCTATGTCGCCACCGACATGGACGAACCCGGGGAGGCTGCGGCCAAGGCGATCGTCGGCCTGTTCGAGTCGGGCAAGGTCCGCCGGGTGATGTTCCCCCGCAAGGATGCGAACGACACCCTGCAGGAGCTGGGCTCGATGGCTGTCCGGGAGGCCATTCAGGCCGCCAAGGAGATCAGGCCAGACGGCATCAAGGCTGCCCGCGAGTACCAGGGCCTGGCCCTCAAGCCACCCACCCGCAAGGCAACACTCTGCGCCTTTGAGTTCTGGAACCTGAAGGCCCCCTTCTATGACAACCAGCTGATCGTCCTCGTCGCTGGCTCAGGAGTTGGCAAGACCACCTTTGCCCGGGCGCTGGCGCTGGGGCTGATGGAACGGGGGCACAAGGTTGGCTGGATTGGCCTGGAGGAAACAGTCGAGGAGGCGATCTTCCGCTTCGTTGGCCTGGCCGCCGGGGTCCAACTCCACGCCCGCGAGAGCTATGCCGGCATCAGCGACGAGCAGATGGAGCGGGTCGCCGCTGCTGACAAGTTCGTCACTGGCTCTGGCTACCTGGAGCTGTTCGATCACTTCGGCTCCCTCGATGAACAGGTGATCCTGCAGCGCATGAGCTACATGGTCCGCTCCCTGGGCTGTGAGTTCCTGTTCCTCGATCACCTGACGATCATCGGCAGCGGCCTGGCCCAGGACACCAAGCACCTGGACGCCATGGTCACCAAGATCCGCTCCTTCATTGCTGCGACGAAATGCACGGTGGTGGCAATTAATCACCTCAACCGTGGCTCCAGCAAGGACAAGAACATGGAGGACGGTGGCGTCCCTGAGCTCCACGACATTCGTGGCAGCCATTCCATCGTCCAGCTGGCCGACACGATCTGGGCCCTGGGCCGCAAGCGTGGCAGCCAGGAGACCCACAGCTACTGCCTGAAAAACAGGATGCTGGGCCGCCAGGGCTATGCCGGGAGCTTCATCTTCAATGAGGACACCCAGCAGATGCAGCAGACCTGGAGTGAGCCGGGGATGGCCTGGTGAGATTCTCCAACTTCAAGCCCCTGCAAGCGGTGAACTTCTACACGGCCAACGGCTGGAAGAAGGGAATTATCCGCGAAATCTCAACCAACTCAATCACCGTTACCTGGAAGCAAAATGCTGACACCAGAATCACCCGAGTTTACGATGTCCGCAACATCAAGCCGAGCGCTAACAAGGCAGCCGATTGACGTTGATCGGGACACGATTAACAGGATGCTGGCCGATGCCTACCTGAACTACAACCGCGCCTTCTCCGAAGGAGACAATGCCAGGGCGATGTGGTGGGACGGTGGCATCCGGCACCTGCACTGGATCCTCGAAGCGGCAGACCACTGATGCCATTCATCTTCGGCGCACCGCTACTCCCTGACGAATACAGCCCGATCCTTGGCCCCGGCCAAAGCCGGCCACTGGCGGGAGAGAAGACAAGGGAGTTCACCGTCATGGTCCACAAGTCCGGCTACCAACCGATGAAGTGGATCACGCAGGCACCCAACCAAAAGGCGGCCCTGCTCTATGCAACCAATCGCTGGCCTGGATCCCAGGTCGAAATCCTCAAATGACTGACTTCAACGAAGACCAGGCCCGTCAGGACAAGCTCGAACAGCTGTATGCCGACGACGGCCGCCACGACCCAGGCCATCCCCTGCACGGGGTCTACACGGGTCTCTGGGAGAGCTACATGGCCACAACATTCCAGCAATCCGAACAGGAGAACACCGATGCCGATTGATCTGGTCAACAACCCTCCCCACTACAAGACCCACGGCGACGTCGAGTGCATCCAAGCGATTGAAGCAGCGCTGGGCCCTTATGGGTTTGCCGCCTACTGCAAGGGCAATGTCATCAAGTACATCTGGAGGGCTGACTACAAGGAGTCAGGCAACCGCCGGCAGGACCTACTGAAGGCTGAGTGGTATCTGCACCGCGTCATCGAGCGCACCGAGGGGGAGGGCGAATGAGGCGACTCCTTCTCCTGCTGGCCATGCTCACGGCACCGGCCCAGGCCCGCACCGTGACTGCCACCGTCTACGACCCCTGGTACAACGGGCGAGCTGATGCTTGCGGCGGCACCTACCACCACTGGGATTTGTCCGCAGCGCATCCATTCTTGCCTTGTAACACCAGGGTTCGTGTCACCCACAAGG